AGTTAATGTGCCAGCTGAAGCATGACCCACATAATAAATAGATAGCAGTCTTGTTCTTCCAGACTGTATAGTACCAGTGCTGGTTAAAGTTTTTGCACCTATTTCTGAGTTCATAATTTACTCCTTAGTAAACTGAGTATTCTATTTCAAGAGTACCACGAAAAGCTGTTAAAGCTGTATCACAAGCATCACCAGCACACATATATAAATGTTTACTTGCTATTGGAGCACTTATATTAGGTGCGAATACATGAAAGTTACCAGCAGTTGCATCTAAATCAATATCAACTTCTGTTACTGTATCGGTTGCTGATATTCTTGGATTAAATGATGCCACACCTGCACCTACTATTTCTGTACCAGAAGCGATACCAGTATTAGTAGCTGTCCCAGAAGTTGCACTCAATTGTAAATTAGCAATTGAGTTTGAATCACTTGCAGCAGCTGTAGTAATACCAATAACTACTTTGTGAATAAAAAATTTACTTGCTGTTACTAAAGCATCTGGATGTTCTGTATTTAATTCACCTAGTTCAACAAGAACATCATTGTCTCCGTAAGTGACAGCTGCAGCATTAGTGTCTGCAAGACTTATAGCAAAAGTTTGTATTTTTCTATTGCCTAATGATATTAGTTGTCCAGTTGAATTTACTGAAAAACCAGTTTGAGTTATAGCTCCAGTAGTGGTGTTTTTATTAATAACATTAAAACCACCCTCTGATCTGACTGGACCCTGAAAAGTTGTATTAGCCATATTATTTTCCTAGTTAAAGATATAGTCCTCTAGGGATGTCAGCCAAGCCTGTCTATATCAGTTATATAATTCTTGGTAATTATAGTATACATAAAAAAAGGGGCTATGTAAGCCCCTTCTTTTAGTTTATTCAAGAGATTTTTAAGCTGCACCAGGTGAGCCAAAAATACCTCTAGGATCGGAGAATCCAAATGAATATCTTTCTCTTGCTTTAAATCTTACATTACCAGTATCAAAATCACCTTCAATAGCTGTTTTGATAGGGCTTCTTACAAACATTTTCATGCCATTAGGAGCGTCTGTTGTAATGAAAAAAGCGTCAGTATCTGTTAAGAAATGATTTATAACATAGCCTTGTGGTATCATACCCATATTTGCTAATGCATTTATATCATTATCTGCGGTACCAACTCTTTGTGGAGATCTTAAAATTCTCTCAGCAGTAAATTGTAATTCTTTTGGAATTATCAACTTCACACCTTGTAAAGATATTTTTAAACCTCTCTCATCAACAAAAGAAGAAATATCAATTAATGCTTGCTCTAATGAAGTTTCAGATAAGTCAGCAGCTGTTGCAAGTTCATTTCTTAATGTGCCACCACTTAAAATTGGATGAGCATCTGAACAAAGTTCAACACCATCCCCACCTTTAAAAGATGAATTAAATGCGTTATTAAGAACATTTGCAGCTTTCACTTGCTTAGTATCTTGCAGCTAGTCTGTCATACAAATTATCTTCAATAGCTTCTTCTGTAATAGCAAAAGCCATAGCAATTGTTTCATGTGTATACCTTGCTGTGAATGATTCATTTGCATCATCAAACTGGACTGCTCCACCTTCTGCTTTGACTGGAGCTGATCCAAAACCACTTAACATTACTTCTTCTTCAAAAGCTCTGTCTGATTGTTCAATGTTAGCATAAATTTGCGTATGCTCATTTTCATACCTGTTATATTCCAAACCGAAGAGTGCGTTCAAGCCTGGTTCTAACTCTTTAACTAATTGTGTTCTAGATATTGCCATGCTTTATACTCCTGTTGTTGAAACTGTACCTTGGGCTATAGAGCCGTTTGGTGCATTAAAGTGATTATTAATACGAACGATCAACGGAATACCTGCTGCTGTAAAGTCAGAGTTTTCAGGATCTTCTTGAATACCCACAATACGTAGAGGAAAAGAAGCAGTATCAGCAGCTGTACTTAAATCTGCAACAGCAGTGGAAATGCCAGTGGTATTATTACCACTATTACCATTAGCAAGTTGCACATTTGAAAAGACAGCTCCTCTTATTTCAGATTCAGTGTCAAAATCACTGCCACCTGCATCAGCTGCTATTACAAATAATTGCATAGGATCGTCATAAATGAAAGCCTTTACTGGGTGATTTGAATCAGCTCCAGACCCAGGCCAGTTATTAGAGAAAATTCTTTCTCCAGTGGTACTAGAAACATACTCGCAACCATAGAAAACACCTAAAATAGAAACTGTTCCACCTGTTGCTGCTTGAAGGTCATCAATAAACCCTGTAGACAGAGGTATTACAGGCATCCCTTGGTAAATTCTATTGGAGTTGTCAGAGGCTATTCTGTATTCAGTAGTACCGGTAGTGCTATAACTTGAGCCTAATCTTGATAAAGGTCTCAAGCCAAAAGCTACGTTAGTATTAGCCATATTTTATTTCCTTATAAAATAATTTAACAAAAAACTCTCATTTCTTTCGAGAGCCACCAAAACTTACCCTAGATTGTCTGTCAATATTGACAGGCATCTCGGGACGTTGTTCCCTTAGAATATCGTTATCAACGGATTTTACTTGATCGGCAGTAACATTTTGAAAATATTTTTTGCGTTGTTCGACTACTTCTTCAGGTATCCTTGCCAACACAAGGCCACCAACCCCAATTAATCCCTGGTATTGTCCACTTTGCACTACTGGATAATCATGTTCGCCAATCTGATTTTTTACTTCTTCAGCTCTTACAAACTCCCAACCCTCTCTAAGTTTTTTAGATACATTACCAGTATCCATAAAACCGATAGTTTCGGTTCTTATCCAACGATGCTTAAACCCTTTCGGTGCAGGGGGTGCATCCAGACTTGATGGTGGAGTCCAAGACTTTGGTCTTTCTTTTCTTTCTTGAGACTCGCGTGAGGTCCTATCTATTTTTTCTTTCATATTTTTACTCCTTCACGAATTTAGCGTATTCTTCTAATGGCACTCCTAGTCTTTTAGCAATTGCTACTTGTGATCGAGTGAGTTTCACAGTTCTGCGACCTTGCTGTTTACGCCCCGCTGAGGCAACAGTTTGAATCGGTTTCTCTGTAGCAAATTTGTTGGGAAAATTATCCCGCAACTGCTTGTCTATTTCAGTATAGTAATCATCAGACTCTGGGTCAAACCCCTTTTCTAATAAATCTGTATGAATAGTAAACGCAGCATTTGTCATTACCTTATCTTGACCAAACCATTTATTATCATTTGCCCACTCTTGTGCTCTAGGACTTGGGTTTGGTTGTTGTGGTTGTGTTTCTTTTACAGCTTCTTGCTCTGTTTTTTCTTGAGATTCATATTGTTCTTTTTTTAATTTGGCTTTTTCTTTTTCCACAGCTAATTGTGTTAACTCAGTTTGAGCTTTCATCATTTCTTCATGATTTTGTTCTTGCATTGCTGATTTAAGTTTATTTTGAACTTGCTCTGTTTGTGAGTTTACTCTGCTTTCATACTCATCTATAAATGATTTGTCTGCTTTTTTATAATCTGATTCTACCTTTTGGTATTTTGCTTGTAGACCTTTTGCATAATCCAAAGCTGCTTTTTCTCTTCTTTCTGCCTCTCTCATTTTTCTAGTGAGTTGATTAATTCTTTTTTGAACAGAATCGGAGTGTTCTTGCAAATTATCTTCTTGTGAATCTGGCTGCTCATCTTTCTTTACTTCAGCTTTGACATCTTTTTGTATTGGATCCGAATATCCTAAATCTACAGCACCTATATCATCTTGTGCCTCTTCAACTTTCTTAGGTTCAATTTGTATTTCTTTTTCCTCTATGCCGTCTGTATCTAGTTCTATTTGTTGTTGTTCTGCCATATTACCTCCTAAAATAATGCGAGTATGTCCTCGGGTTTTTCAATAGTACCTATGATTTCATCATCATTTAAAATACGATGTTCTCCGTATTTAGTTTTAAATCTTGCTCCAGCGTATCTTCCATATATTACAAACTGACCTTTTTTACACCAAGAACCATTTGGAAATTTTGTTTTATCTTTATAACATAAATCTCCCATCTTGATAACTAAGCCAACAACTGTGCTAACTTCCATAGTTTCTTGTGTTTGATCTGATAAGAATATACCACCATCCGTTTTATCTTTTGGAACATAAGGTTTTACTAATACTCTATATCCAGTAGGATTTGGTAAAATTTTAAGATACTCTTCACGCTCTTTTTGCGTCATGGGTATGTCAGGTTTTTTTAATTTTGGTAATACTAGTTTGTCTTCATAGCGTTTAGGTTTTATCAAAGTCATCTAAATCGTTCTCCTTCTTAAGCAGGTCATTTAAATCCTGTAGCAACTCTTTATAAGCGTTGTATTTACCTCTAGCATACATAAGGTCTTCCATATTGTCTACATTAGAAAGTACAAATTCTTTTTGGTATTCTATTTTTTTTTGAATTAACTGTCGAACTATCCTAAAAGTATCAGTGTCGTACATTATTTTTTAAGTATTTTTGTATCAGTTTTTTTCAACTTGTCAAACGATCTGAGCCCTCCGAGTCCTAGGAGGCCGAGCAAAAGCGGCATCATGACCGACATGTCAGCTTGAGGAATATTAATTCCAAACCCTGCACAAATCGGTGAGATCATATAATTAACCATTAAGGATATGCTACATACCCAACCTACAAGGGGTCGCCACGATGATTGAAACCAATTACCTTTTGCTTCTTCTGTATTTAACTTTATTTGTGCAAGAGCTAACTCTTGTGCATGTTTTTCTGCCATAGTCGATATTTCATGACTTAGTTGAGCTGCTTTATCTTTATCTCTAACAAATTTTCCAATCAGTTTGGTTGCTGGTCCTATCAATGCAGTAAGTGCCATTATTTAACTCCTATAAATTTTTTACCTTTAACTTGAACATCACTTATACCTTTGATGTCGCTTTTTACACCACCTTCTCTGTGAGGACAACCTGGAACAGGTTTGCTAATTGCAATCATAATTCCTATTTTTAATCCTAAAGAACTAGGTCCCTTTTTTGGTGGTGGCCCTTGTCTTTTGCCCTTCATTTTTACGCTCCATATCGTTTCTTATTTTCATTTCTGCTAAATCTAATTTTTCATCAGCTACTCTAATTCTTTCATTCGATGCAGCTTCAGCATCTTCTCTTTTCATTTTTTCTAAGTCTATCTTCTCATCAAACTCTTCTGATTTTCTTTGCATATCCATCATACTAGTTTGTGCTCTGTTTTGCAATTCCATAGCTCGTAAATCAAGTTCTCTATTTTTTAACATAACTAATGGTTCTGGCTCTTTAGTTTGTTGTTCACCTTCTAAGTACAGTTGTGTAAGTGCTGCTATTTGCTCCGAAATCATACTTTCTGTTTCTGCTAAATACATATCAGGATTAGCTGCTTCAAGTTCTACTAGATCTGGTCTATTTGTTTTTACATCTAATAAAACTTGTGCTCTAGATTTATAACTAATGTGTTCCATTACATGAGCAGTCAATAATGCATGAACCATAGGGTTAACTTGCACCATTCTAGTCTTCATAAATGCTACATGAGCTGCAATATGTGCATCGTGGTTTTGAAAATAAAAAGCAACAGGTACTTCCATGCGTAATGCACCTGCATTTTCAACACCAGGGTCTCTTGGTGTTGGTTTTTTCTCAGGTTTTAAAATTTTATCAATATTTTTTGTCCCCATAGCCTCATACACTCTTTTGTAAGCCTCTCTTAGGTCGTGCATTTGAGGATTTGACTGTGCAACTTGTAATTGTTGGCTCGCAAGTGTAATTCTTTGCGATAAACTAAAAATATTTGGGTCTGCAACAGGAATTATGTCCACTTCTGGGCTAAAATCCATCATTTTTATCATTCTATCACCACCAACAACAGCATAAGGGTAAGTTGGAGGTAGATAAGTGCCAAAAACATTAGCTAAAAGTCTAAATTCTAGTCGCATAGCATAGTAACAACGCTTATGTATGGCACTCATGACTCTAGAACCACGCTCGAGAAGAGCTAACGTAGTTCCAACTGCTCTATTTTGTTTGTCTTCTCCCGTTTGCATGTCCATCACACCCGCAAATTTTTGTCCTGCTTGCACCACGAACCCTAAAAGTTGCATCAACACTTGACTTGGTTCTTTAAATGGTAACATCATGAATTGATCTTTAATGTTTCCACCTGGTGCATCCACATCTCTGAACTCTCCAGGTTGAAATGGTTGGTCATCATCCCTGATTCGCAGTCCTCTTGTCTTGAAGCCAGCTGGTAAATTACTTAAAGTGCCTGCATCTAGTAATTGTCGTAGTGCAGCAGTTGCAGTTCTTGATAAACTACCAATCATATGTGTTAATCCAAACCCATAAAATCCCAAACCAGGTAAAAACTTGTAATGTATAAAATATTCATTGCGTCTCATCATAGGATCATCAGGTCTATAGTTTCTGTATATGGATAATATTTCTTGTGAGCCTTCGTCTATCGTTACGATGTAAGGTACCTTAACATTCTTTTCTTCTTTCTCCATACCATACTCTTCAATATCTAAATCCACATGCATTTCTAAAACATTAAATTGATAATCTTGGTCGCCTCTTTCTTGCACTCCCTCCATCTCATTGTATTTATCTTGAATATCATCGCCTTCCATTCTACTTGGTAGAATATCTACATCTCTATAAAAACCAGCTTGTTGTTTTTTTAAAATGTCATTTTCATTCATCTTAACAATGTGTGTTATTCTTTCGCACTCTTTTAAATCAGTAGCATAGTAAGGAACAACTAAATCTTCTGCAGGTACAAATTTAGATATAGCTCTTTGCATTACCTCATCATAATAAATTTTTTTAAAAGCAGAACCTGCTAAAGGCAGATAAAACAAAAGTTGATCAAAGTCTGGAGTATATTCTTCCATAACTTCTGTAATCATATAATTCATAAAATCTTTTACTCTTTTCGCCTGTTCGCTTTTTTCTGTTGTGTTCTCTCCTACCACTTGCGTATTAACAGGACCAGAAGCAGGTAATAATTCTTTATATGCTTGTGCTTGGAATTGAGTAACTGACT